CTCGAGCTCGCAGAAGACCGTGAAACGGTCGACCCGGTATACTATGACCGCCGCATCGACGTCGATATCCATGTGATACCGCTGCCGGACGTCCGCGGCAACGTAGACCGCCGGACGCTCTACGACGCGCAGGACAAGCTCGAGCACGCATTTCTACCCGTTTTCAAGCTGGGAGACAGGCACATCACGATACAGGGCACGAGCTCACGCATCGTCGATGCCGTCCTGCAGTTCAGCTTTACCCTGTCCTTCACGGACTATGAGCCGGAGGAGCCGCAGGAACTTATGAATGTGCTCTACATCAATGGAGCAACAGACACAGAGGAGGAATAACAAATGGCAAACGAAGCCGAAAAGTTCGGCCTGCCGCAGGTCATCATTGACTTCAAGACGAAATCCGTTTCCGCGATCGCGAGAAGCGCCCGCGGTATCGGCGTCATGATTCTCAACGATGAGTCTACGAACGTATCGAACTTCTACAAGATCAATGACAGCACGGATATCCCGGACATGGGCCTTTCCGATGAGGCTATCGACCTCATCAAGAAAGCCCTGCTCGGCACGCCGCTGCGCATCCTTGTCTACACGCTGCCGAAATCCGGCACGACGGTATCGGACGGCACGACGCTCCTGAAGCAGGCGGACGTGCTGAAGAAGCTCGCGACGGTCAAGTGGAACTATATCTGCCACCCGACCGGCACCGCGCAGGATCAGACCGACCTTGCAGCGTGGGTTGTCTCGCAGCGCAACAACAAGCGCAAGACCTTCAAGGCCGTTGTCGCGAACGACAGCACGGCAGACGATAAGGGCGTCATCAACTTCACGACAGAGGATATCCGCGTCGTCAATCCGGCCTATACGGATGCGCTGAACCTCGCGAACGGCGATGCCTCGAAAGTCGACAGCAAGATCTCTGAGTATAACACGTACACGGCGGCAGAGTACACGGCCCGCATCATGGGCATCCTCGCAGGCCTGTCCCTTGACCGTTCCGCGACGTATTACCAGCTCGAGGAAGTCGTTGACTGCAAAGCCTACGACGATATCGACGATAACATCAGCAAAGGCGAGCTGTGCCTGTTCGACGAGCAGGACGGCAACGGCGTCAAGATTGCCCGCGCATGCAACTCGCTTCATACGTTCACGACGGACGTCGGCGAAGATTTCCGCTACATCAAGATTGTCGAGGCGGTCGATATGATCACCGACGATATCCGCGACACGTTCAAGAACAGCTACGTCGGCAAGGTCATCAACGACTACAACCACAAGATGCTGTTCATCGCCGCGATCCTCGTCTACTTCAACGGCATCAAGGGCAACGTACTCGATGCTTCGGAGTCGGCAACGAATACGGTGGACATTGACGAGACGGAGCAGAAGAACTATATCACGCTGCACGGTGTAGACAAGCCGGAAGACCTCTCGGAGCAGCAGATCCGTGAGTATAACACTGGTACGCATGTCTACCTGACGGGCCGCATCACGCCGGTAAACGCGATGGAAGATTTGAAGGTCACCTTCACGATGTAAGGAGGAATAAGACATGGCAAGAGACGTAGAAGACGTAAAATACCGCGGCCGCCGCCGCTGGAACGGCAACCATGGCCGCGTATGGTGGGATGGCAAGCTGCTGTTCGAGATCTCGAAGTTTGAGTGCAAGGTAACGGCGGACCGCGAGGACGTCATCATCGGCAACTCGAAGGACAGCAAGATTGTTTCCCTGTCCGGCTCGGGCTCCTTTACCATCAAGTCGGTCATCAACCGCAACATCAACCAGTATCTTGAAGAGTGGAAAGCAGGGCATGACCCGCGCGCAAGCATCGTTGGCCTGCTCGAGGACCCGGACATGGTAGACGGGCAGAAAGAGCGTTGCTCGATTGATAACGTCTGGTTCACGGAATTGACGCTCATGAGTTTCGAAAAAGGGAAAGTCGTCGAGAAGGAGTTCCCGTTCGGCTTCACGCCGGAGGACGCATCGTTCATCGAGACGGTCGATTCCTGATAATCCGTAACTGTATAAGAATTTTGAAGCTCGGAAGGGAAAGCCTCCGGGCTTTTTTGTGGAGGAATGAAATATGGCAGCAGTAGTAAGCATCGCGGACCTTATCCAGAAGAAAGAAGAACTCGAGAACCGCAAGAAGCGGCAATATGATATCGAGACGAGCGCAGGCACGATGACGATGAAGATCCCGACGCGGGCACTCGTTGCGGAGGCGATGGGCCTTTCCGACGGCAGCGACGATTATATCCTGTTCAACTGCATCGTAAACCCGAGCCTCAGCGACAAGGACCTGCAGAACGCCTATGGGTGCGCAGAGCCGACGGATATTGTCGGCAAGCTGTTCGACGCGGGCGAGGTTGTCCAGCTCGTCAAGAAGCTCATGGAGCTCGCCGGGTACAAGTCTGATGTCAAAGCAGAACTGCATGAAGAAGTAAAAAACTGATCAAGGAGGACTGGGAGGCGCGTACCGCCGCTTTCCTTGTCCTTCACGGCCATCCGGTCGATTATTTTTTCGGTCTGTCTCTGATAGACCGGATTTTCTGCTATCAGGCTATGCTGGCAGAAGAAGAGAAGCAGATGAACGTCCTTAAGGTCATGGCAGCAGGAAGGGGGCTGACGATAGCATGAGTGATTATGTAATCTCCGCGACGCTCGAGCTCAAAGACAAGCTGACGGCAAAAATCAACGATGCAAAGAAGGGCATGGACAGCTTCAAGAGCTCAGCGAGCGGGGTATCCGGCTCCCTGGATGCCGCGCAAGGCGCTATGGCAAAGACCGGCCTGTCTGCCGTCAAAGCGGCGGCAGATACCGACCGGCTCAAGCTGAGCCTGCAGGGCGTGAAAGGGGACTACGCCGCGACGGTATCCATGAAGGATAACCTGTCTGCCGTCGCAGGCAAGGCAAAAGAAAGCCTTCGCGGACTTGACGGGAAATCCGTATCTGCAACCATCGGAGTCAAAGACAGCGCTTCAAGTGCGATCATGGGCATCAAAAACTCTCTGCAGGGCATCCGGAACGGCTATACGGCATCCATCTTTGCCAAAGACAACGCCACAAGCGTTATCGGAAAAGTAAAGACAGGGCTGCATGATGTTTCCGGGCAGTATTCCGCGACGATCTCCGCAAAGGACGATGCCTCGGGCATTGTCGGGCGCGTGAGAAGCGGTCTGCAGGGGCTGCAGGGCCGTGCGGCCTCTACCTCGGTTCATCTCCGCGATGAAGCGTCGGCGGGCATCGCACGCGTCAAGGAAGAGTTGACAGGGCTCACAGGGAAAGCCTATACAGCCGTCCTCAATTTCAAGCAGAACACGGGCGGTCTAAGCGGTATGGGCGAGAAAGCCGCAGGTATGGTCTCGGGCGTCGCGAACGGCATGCTGATGAACACGTCCATGCAGATGGCGGGGGCGGCCGGTATCGGCTTCGGCATCTATGACACGATCAAGAGTTACACCGACTTTGAAGCGCAGATGAAGAAGGTACAGGCCATCGCCGACGTATCGCAGGATGATTTCTCAGCCCTCACCGAAAAAGCGAAAGAAATGGGTGCGATTACACAGTTCTCCGCTACACAGGCCGGGCAGGGCCTCGAGTACATGGCTATGGCAGGCTGGAAAACGGATCAGATGCTTTCCGGCCTCCCCGGTATCATGAACCTCGCGGCGGCATCCGGCGAAGACCTCGGCCGCGTTTCGGATATCGTGACCGACGCACTCTCCGCGTTCGGCCTGCAGGCAGAGGACTCGGCGCACTTTGCCGACGTCCTCGCAAAAGCCGCGACCAATTCGAACACGAACGTCGGGCTGATGGGCGAGACGTTCAAGTATGTCGCTCCGATTGCGGGTGCACTCAAATACTCGGTCGAAGATGTCGGCCTTGCTATCGGCTTGATGGCAAATTCCGGCATCAAGGCAAGCGAAGCCGGTACTTCTCTCCGCTCTATCTTTGTCCGCATGTCTGCGCCGCCTGCTGACGCGGCAAAAGCCCTGAATGCGCTCGGCGTGTCCATCAAGAACACGGATGGAACCGTGAAGCCGTTCCGGCAGACCATGTTAGACCTCCGCAAAGCGTTCGCGGGGCTCTCGGAAGTCGATAAAGCCGATTTCGCGAGCAAGATAGCAGGGCAGGAAGCCATGAGCGGCCTGCTTGCCATCGTCAACGCCTCGGATTCGGATTTCGAGAAGCTGGAGGACGCGCTGGATCACTCGGACGGCGCAGCCGCAAAAGCCGCGGCAACAATGAACGATAACCTCAAGGGCGCTCTCGTGTCTCTCTCGTC